GATCCCCGTCACTCATAACCACATTTGATCAATTTGATCCTTTTTTAAATACTGTCATTGGGGATCGGGGCCAAGACAGTTCTGAAAATCAGAGCAATTTCCGAAGATATGTCATTAATAGAGAAACCGTGATCGGTGATAATCCACTTGATCAGGGAGATGTTGAGGCTGAAGTAGGTTCGGCCACATATCGGTATAGAGAGGCTAACAGTGCAACCACCATAATCAATGCTTTTGGTGGTTGTTCGATTGGATCACTTGATTATGAGATTTCAATCGCACCTGGTCCTAGTGGTTGGGCAATTACTTGTTGTCCGGGGTATGATTCCGCAGATTTTGATATTAATAATCCTCCAGATCCATGTCCTTGTCCACCGGCCCGAGTAATATTAGAAACATTTAATTGTAACCCAGCGTTGAATCGAGACAGTTGTTATCTTAAAAGTTGGGAAGATAATATAGTTGCAATAAGAAGAGCAATTTCCCTATTAAAAGAATACAAAGAAAATTTCACTTCTGGATACTCAAAATTTTTAAACAGAAAAGGGTTTGTCCTTACCAAAGAACCATACTTAGAAATTCCGGAAATGCCAACAACATTCCAAAATGTAAAGCGGGTGACTCGTAAAAAAATAAGAGGAAGCAGATACGAAATATTCGCTTTAAAGAAATATTTGGAAGATTCATTAAATCAACAAGCGGAGTTGGAGGATATTTATCCCTATAGAGTTCCCTATTTTGTAGAGGGAAATGTTGCCGCTGATCTTGAGGTTATTGTTAACGATACAGAAAATACGATTCATCCGTGGTATGATCATGAAATAAATTATGATACAAACAAAGACGGATTGAACAGCGTTGTCGGTGATAATGAAAAATTTAGGTTAGAAAATCTTTCTTTTGAAGGTCAAGAAATCGGTCCGGGTGTGGCGGGCGCACCAGAATCGCTTAGAGTGGATTATAATAACACCGAGAGAGATTTGCAGCCTTGGGGTTACAATGATTTCATCGGAAGAAGCGTCATGAGGGGCCCAGACGGTGGCGCCTTTTACAATAATGTTTATTACGACAGGTATGCTGTGACGGGAACGGAGCGAGGATGTTTAGAACCCTTCATTGGTGAAGATGAAAGAGATCATTTTTCACGAAGCAATAATAGAAATTTTGTAGATAAAAATTCATTCAATTCAAATGTTTTGGGAAATGATTATCGTAGCGATTATTACTCCCTTTTTGGTGGTTATAATTACTATTATGGCGCTGCCGAATTCCGGCGATTTGGTAGTGGATTCTCAACTCTGGGTTGGACTCATTCTCCATTGTTTACCAGAACCATATCTCCGAGTAGTGTATCCACCGTCCCCGTTCCGGTGTATTACCGAGGATTTACATACACTGGCCTAAATGAGTTTGGTATTTGGGAGTCTGAACCATACTTAGAACAAGTCACGACCTTCAATTTACCAATAATTGAAGCGGATGGTCGTGTATTCCAAAAATATACAGGAGTGATTGATTCACAACTACGATCTTTTATGCCAAACTATGGCTCCTACGCATACTATAACAATGTGCGTTCCGGCGACGGTTTTTTTGGTGGAGACATCGTTGCAAATGGTATAAACTCCCAAGGTCTTGGTTGGGCAGACTTCAGAGCACAATCTTTTAACTACTGTAACGCTTATCCCTGTGGTGATTATGAAGATTTCCTTACTCTTTACAGAGATCAAATTCCTTGGTTTACCAATCCTTTTAGTAGTGATAATCCCATTACTCAAGCACCAAGTCGCTTTTTCCAAGAAAATCAGCATTATATTCGTGTTGAATTTGAAGAGCCGATTGGAGAGGAAAGTCTAAGTAATTTCCCGAAAGGATTCATTCGAGATGCAGGAACAGAATATTATCTTCCTTATCTCGTTATGCTCACTCCCGGTCCGTTTGGTAAGCAAGCAGCAAACTTTACTGCATCTGTTATCGGAATTGATCCATTTGGATTTGATGTTGCGGTAACACGAACCGATAAATTTATGGAAACTCAACGTGATTCTGGATATGGACCACACTTGTATCCATCAAGACAAGTTGAGGACGGTGACATTGATCCAAGTAAAAGATTCATGCGATCTGTTGCTAGTGGAAATGAAAGTTTTAAATCATATCAATTCTTACCCGACTTCCATCAAGACTGGCCTAAACAATGGCATGAGTACGGTTTAATGGATCCACGAGGATCAATGTCCTCCCCCCTCTTACTTGCCGCAGACGCAACCGCAGCAATCCGAAGAAATGAATGGGATCCTAGTGTACATTCAACTTTAGATGCCGGGAATCCACTTAAGTCTGGGGATGATCGTCAAAGGGGACATGCAACACAGGAGGGATCGTTCATGGCAAATGACGTTTACTCCTCTGATGATGTGACCTCCTATGTTTACTCTGGAGGTTCCAAATCTACTTTAAATGACTCTGGTTTTGTCAGAGGGTATTTGACAAAAGAATGGGCACGAGTTTGGGAAGCGTATGATGGTTATGATGAAATTTCAGAATTATGGAGATATGATGTAAGCGGTGAATATGAATACGGTGTTCACGATGGTGGACCCAATGATTTGTATAACAAAAACCAAACAGATTACTTTGACTTATTAGAGAAGAACTTCTCACTTCAATTTGTCGTATATGCAAGAGAACTTTCACTTGGTTGTCGAAACGATTTTGAGTGTTCAAATCCAGATGGTCCTGTTCCAATTCCACCGGCACCTGAAGATGAGGATGAAATTTTTGACATATATCAAAACTGTCCTGCACAATATCTTAGACCAGATTATGCCGGTGAGGCACTTGATATTGGGTTCGGAGATTTTAATCCATTCTCAGATGAGTTTTTAGATTTCTTTAGTGCTGATTTCGATCCAGATTTAGAGGAACCAAGTTTGCTTGAACTTGAAATTCTCGAACGAGAAATTGATGAGTGTCAACTTATTGAGGATCGGTTGGGTAAAGATTATCTTGGTTGCGACTACTCAAATCCAAAAGCGGTTAATAGTTGTGGATGTCCAGAGAGAGGTCAAAAATACTCTGACTATCTTAAGTATGTCAGCACATATGCCACATTCTGGGAAACTCCAGATCAAACACCACTAAGAAGAAACGCACTGATGAATCAATTGGAAACACAAAAAGCATCCATCACAGTTGCGGGTGACTTAAATGTTAGACCTGGGTTTGTGTTAAATGTTGATAATCCCAAATCACCCGAGAAAGAAGAGGCCGAGTATTCTCAACACAGAATCGCAGGTAAATGGTTTGTAACCGGAATCAAACATGTCATGAGTTCGCAAAGTCATGTGATGTCGTTTAATTGCAATAGAGATAGTAATCCACAATCTGTGAATGTTTTTAGAGGACCACCTAAATACTCATAAATAAACCGGAGAAAAAATGCCACAAAAACTTATAGCAAAAAATAGATTTGTTGATTTTGACTTGGCGTTCACCAAAGTTGGTGATTCACCTCCGTATGATATTGCACTTAAGAAAGATATTAACTCAATTCAACAGTCAATAAAAAACATAATTTTAACCTCTTTGGGTGAAAAGCCGTTTAATCGCACCTTTGGTGGTAACTTAGTGGATTTACTTTTTGATAATGTGGCAGACGATTCTGTCATCGCTGATCTTTTTACACAAATCCAATATACGTTAAAAAAACATGAACCCAGAGTCATACTCGATAGCATAGATGTGGATACAGATAATATGGATAAAAATATGTTATCTTTAGATTTGGCATATATTTTAACAGGTGAACCGCAGGGTGATACTGGTTTAACTAGAAGTCTAACCATCGAGTTACGGAGAGTAAGATAAATGTCTGTTTATAGTTCATTAGCGTCTGGTACAATATCACAAGGTTCTTCAGCGAGAAGCGAGAGTTCGAGCGTTCTCACAATTGATCCAAGCCAAATTCAAATTGGAAACATTGATTATGTTTCAATTAGAAGTAGCATTATAGAATATTTAAAAAATACAGAGGGACCGCTAAAAGATTATGATTTTGAAGGCTCTGCCATGGGCGTTCTTGTCGATGCCATCTCCTACAACACACTTTACTATGCTTTTTATTCAAATATGATTGCAAACGAGTTGTATATTGATACGGCTCAGAGAAGAGAATCTTTAGTTTCCCTAACAAAACCACTTGGTTTTGTTGTCCCGCAAGCCAGTTCGTCTAGAGCATCTTTATCGTTATCGGGGATTAATTCAAGAGTCCCAAAATATAGTAGATTTACGGGAATTGACGGTGATGGTAGAAGTTATGCTTTTTTCACTCTCAGAGACTATGATCCCGATATTGAGGGAAATATTGATGAAATAATCGTATTCGAGTCACAAAATTTAATATTGAATAGAGATGTGACCACCGACATTGATATTACAAATCAAGAATTAACAATTTTTGACCAAAGACTCGATATAAACTCAATTAGCATTGAGGTAAGTTCAGACGGTGGGACAACTTTCACTGAATATACTCGATCCTCATTTGTAAACTACGCTATCAACGAGGATAGTAGAATCTACTTTGTTGAAAACATAAACAAAGGTGTAAAAATTAAATTTGCCGCTAGAGGTAATGGTCTTTATTCTTCAGAGAATGTTAGCCTTAACACCGATAATGTTGGTAGAAAAATTAAAAATACCGATATCGTGAGAATAAGTTATGTTATTCCGACAGGTCAAGCATCCAATGGAATAAGAAGGTTTTCTTCCTCTGTTGGTGGGACAGTAAGATTACGAGTTCCAAGTTTTGGTGGTTCAGAGGGACCTGATTTAAATCTTGTTAAGTTTTTTGCACCAAAATGGTTCGCTGCACAAGACAGAGCAGTAACCAAAGATGACTATCGAGTTGCGGTATCTGATATATTTCCCCCCAATGCAGATCCTGATGAAAGTTTAGTTGTCTTTGGTGGAGAAGAAACCGATCCACCGTATTACGGAAGAGTTTTTGTTTCCTTTGCCGTTGACGAGGAGGGATTGACCGTTCTTGAATCATCCTCGGAAATTTTAGAAAGACTTCGAGAAAAGAGTCCAGTTGGAATAGTTCCAGAATATTTACAACCGTCTATAGTAACGCTAAACTTAAACTATTCATTTTCATTCTTTGGTTCGCAAACTCAGAGAAACAAATCCCAATTAGAAAGTGCCGTAAGAAATGCCGTTGATGATTTATACGGAAAAAGAAAGTTTAACACGATTTTTTACAAGAGTGATTTAATCACAGCGATTCAGAACGTCGATAATGCAATTGTTCCAATGGATCAAAATGATATCAGTTTTTCAGTTTCCAGAAACATAAGACCGTCAGTGAGTGGGAACACAGAATTTTCCTTTAAAAATTCACTGAACAGAGGATTTCCGGGCAGTGCTATTCAAACAAACACGTTTACCTCACCGAAGTTTGAAGCGGAGAATGTGTTTATTCAAGACTCAGGTGGTACAATTGATCAATATGGTTTTGGATCTCTTAGACTTGTCACTAGAACATCTAACAATCTTGTTTCTGTGGTTTCATCCGGCGGTGTCGGTCGAGTTAATTATAACACCGGAAGAGTGGTAATTTTTCCAAATGTTTTCACTGGTGAAATAACATTTACAAACAGAAATACCTCAGCCGCATATTCGGCAAGACAAGAAAATATTTTGCGTGTTCTGCAATCTAACGTTACAGTTACGGAGTTGTAATGTTTGGGTCTGTATTTAAAAACACACCACAAAATGAAACGTATCGCTTCAATGAAATCTATAACGATTACTTAAATAGATTTACACGAAAAGATAGAGATTTTCTACCACAAAACGCACCGATATATCCAGATAATCCCATTAATTTGTCAACACAAAGACAATCCGGTGTTGCGAATAATAACTATTTTTTATCACTACCAAAATGGTTATCAATATTAGGCTACACTGAATTTATTTCCTTTGTTGAGGAATATTTTGACTGGCTCTATACTTCAAATCCAAATGAAATTGGAGGATCTGGTTATTACTTAACATATGATGATATTTTTAAACTCATTGACTTAGACAAAATATCAAGGTTTGATTCTGAGGGTAGAGATGAATCTGCTCCGGGCTATGAGGGTGTTGCGGATTTTATTGAGAATAAGCCTTTAAGAGTGCAAGTTCTCAAATTTATATCTGGGGCATATGCTGAGATATTTGCAAATAAAATAGATCCAGATACATCTGAATTTAGAGATTTTTTGTTGGGCATCAGAGAAAATTTTTATCAAAGAAAAACAACAAAGGATGCACTAAAATATTATTTTGAAACATTATATTCTGTTTCAAACGCAAACGTCTTGGTATATGAGCCAAAGAAAAATGTCATACGATTAGATGGTGGTGTTCCTCAGTTTTATGATTTACCTTATGATGTTGGTTTTGCAGGGGATGGTGAATTTTTACCTGACTTATTTGACGGTGATGCGCCGGGGGTTGGTTATCAAAGATTGCAAGATAGTTACTGGTATCAGGACTTTTCATATTTAATTCAAATTGAAAACGATGCAGCAGAAAAATTCGTAATTGATGATGTCGCACAGGAACTTTACAAAAGCAGTGCTCACCCTGCTGGTTATAAAGTTTTCTTCAACGTGGTTGATAACGATTATGTTGAACCAGAGGATGTTGACGAAGATATTGGTGGCTCGGAAATACCTATTCTTGGAAACTACATTCCTTATCGTCTTAATGACAATCAAGGTTTAACCTATCCATCAGGCTGCACATATGATCTTGATGCTGACGGCTCTGGTGATGGATTTAAAACATTTGCTTATCCAGGCTGGGATCCAGAAATATTACCAGAGGGTTTCGGTAATTTTGGCAGTATAAATATTGGCAGGTTCTTTGTTCTTGAACCAAGATCAGACAGTCCAAACACAACTTTACCAGATTGTCCATAGGAGAGTTAATAGAATGGCAATAAAAAGCAGTCGATCATTTGGAGTAGATACAGCAAAGACGTTGTATGATACCATTCGTGGTGTCGATAGTAATTGGCTTTTGTTCGTTGGCGGAACTACAAGCAATCCAGAAAATGTTGATTCCGTAAATCAAGACATATCCTTATGGGAAGAAGCAAACTTTTTTCAAAAAATTAGGGCAAACGATGTACGAATCGTAACTCGAAAAGTTAATTGGGAAAGAGGACAAGTATATTATCCGTATCTTTCCGAGGGTCTCCCCACCGGAGTTTCTGGACCGGAACGAAACTATTACACGATTAACGACAAGGACGAAGTTTTTCTTTGTGTCGGAGCGAATGCGGAGAATCGTTATGATAAATTTGGACTCTCATCCTCCACGATCAAACCATCAAGAAGTAAAGATGATCAACTTCTTGAGGATGGGTATCGTTGGAAGTTTTTGTATAAACTCGATTTATCGGAATTTAAATTTGTCACTAAAGATTTAATGCCAATTCCTGATGTAAGAGAGTATGATAACATCTCTTCGAGTTCAACTAATAAAGAAGAGGCTTTTAGACGAGGATGCGGTCCAAACACTGGAGCGACTGGATCTGTCTGTTTCTATTATAACGAACCAGCAGTTGATTCAGTATCCGGTGTGGCATATCAAAAAGGTGACTTTGATTTCTGCACGGATCGCATAAATTGTTCTAAAGGTTTTGACATCGCAAAAAGATTAAACAGATCATATACATTTACAAAAGGTGGACTTTGCGGTAACTGTTCAAGCACAAAGTCATTTAAATTGGGATATGAACTTGCACTGGAAGATGCAAAAAATTTGAATCCAAACAGCAATTCTTATTTGCAAGCGAATGTTTACAAAGAGTCAATTGAAAACTCTGGACAATTAATTTCACTTTTTGTTGATCTCACTGGACTGGATGAAAATGATTTGAAAGTTTCGATTGAAAACCCATCTATAACGATTTCAAGTTTAAGTGGTGCGGGTGCAAGTGCTAGATTTTTAACTTTCAAGAAGGGACAAGATCACATCATTTATGGTGTTGAACTTTTGAGTCGGGGGAAAGGTTATCGAGATGTGGTGTTTAATAATGTTACAAACAATTTAGGTTCGAGACTTAAAGTCTCCATTGATTATAATGACGGTGTTTTTGCAAATCCGAGAAGAATTTTGAATGGCAACCGAGTTATGATTAAAGTTAATGTTAGAACAGACAAAATCGCAGACACTTTTGGAACAAATCAAACAACCTTTAATCGGTATGGAATCATACGAGATGTTAAAGTTGCAGGACAAAACTCTGAATATATCGCAGGGACTTTGCAAAATACGGACGAGATTGCAACTTTTTCAAATGTAACCAAAATAACAGTCAAACCAAATGTTGGAAGTTTTAGTTTTGTAAGTGGGGCCGAAACTTTAACTTCGGGAGGTTTGATTGTCGATAAAACAATCATTGAAAAAGAATCAAGCACCAATGATCAATTGAAACAAGAATTTTCAGGGAAAGGATCTCAACTTGTTTCCAACCAGTTGTCAGAATTTGGAGCCGACAACACATTTAGACCTTTTGGTGGGTTGAAAGTTGTAAACTATAAACAAAATTCCAGCACCGCTGCCAACGCTGACATAGAGGTTATAACAGGAAAAGACACTTTGAATTTGGCTAGAGGAGATAAAATTGCAGTTGGTTCAGACACAACCGATGAATTTGAAATTGACAATGTGTCACAGACTAGATCATTGATTCCCTACACAGGGAGCATAGTTTCTTCAAATCAAACAAGCATCACAACCTCTTCTGACGCACAAGAGGCAACATTCCAATTTATCTACACATTAGGAAAGTATTGAGGTAAACATGGCTAGAAGTCTGGTTCCATTTAAAATATCTGGTGAAGCGAGAACCCCGCTTTCAATTGCACCATATAATTCAAGATTTCCCATACATTATTTGAATGATGACGAGGAAGAATTAAATTACAAATATGTTGCCTTTAGACCGGGCTTTGCTCTTTCAAATAGTGAATTGAACGACATGCAAGAATTGTTTTACAAAGAACAAACTTGTATGGCATATATGATTAATAGTTGGTCATACTATATTGGAGAGCCATATGATGGATCTGGGGACGAGGGAAGTATTCGTTACGGTGGACCGGGGTGGAATGGTGCGACACCAATTACCCCGTATGGAGAGGGACTTTTACCACCCGACAATGTTGTTCCAAATATTAGTCTGAATGGAAACGAATACAATCTCGTTGATGTTGATGTTTCTGACTCAGAAGTAATAGTTCAATTTAATGAGGGTTATTATTACACACCAGTTAGAACTGACTCTGAATTGGATAATAATTTAAAGTATTTCGTTTACTTAAACTATATTGGCGCATTGGGTGAGGATCTGTTTACTGTCAGTATTCCACGATCATCGTCTGGTCAAACCTTCGTTGGGTTAAGTATGAGACAAAGATTTATTTTACCTGAACCAAGATCAAATGAGGCTAATACATCACAGGGTTCAGATTCTGTTGATTATGATTCTACACTTAGGGATAATTCTGCCGGATTTTTCAACGACAGTGCTTTGGGTGCTGCAAGAGTAAAAATAGAATTTACAAACGCAAGCAGTGCCGGAGAAAATGGACAAACTGATTTAGATGTGATTAGTCCAGTTTTATACATTGATCACACATCTAGAACCGTGCGATACATGAATAATTTAATTATCAGAAGGTATTGATATGGTAGATTTTCCCGGCATTGAGTTATGTGATTGCTTTGAGTGTCCAGATGCTGGGGGTGTTGCATGTCCTGAAGGTGGTTGGCTTGACGCATATAGTGATGCTCGAAGTTTATATCTAGTGCAATCAAAAAGTGTTGAGGACGAGTTAGTTGATTCTGAAGTCACCATTGCAAATTATCTTTACAAAACAAATGGGGATGATTGTGGAGATTGGCCATTCACAGTAAATCCGGGAATATCTGATCCTCCGTTTGGTGCTTTGCCAGAGTTGGGTTGGGAAAATAACAATCGTTGTCCGTGGGATTCAGACGGAAAAGCAGATATTAAACCTTTCTCTCCGTTAAACGCAAACGGTAATCCCACTTTAAACAGACAAGTAAAAATACTGTTTGACAATATAAGAAGTTGGTTATTTGCGACACCTAGAGAAACAGTCCCCGTTTTTTATGGTGAGGTGCAACGAGGCACGAAAGACCTAGGATTGTTGGGAGCAACAAGTATTACAGAAACTGTTACCCTATCAGAGTGTTACACAACACCATGTATTCCGAGCACTGTTTGTGCAGAAATAAGTGTTCCAGATAGAGGTTCGGATATTCGTAATTCTGATATCAATTATGGTTGCTTTTTTCTTCATCCGGAAAGAATTTGCAATCATGGTCGGACGCTTTTAAAAGAAAAAACAATTTCTTTAGCGGATTCTATAAAAGAATTACTAGTAGCCCCATATTCAAATTACGCACAATGTTGTTGTTCCGTTAGTGATCCTTCGGATAGGGAGTGTGTTTCTTCAACTTATGATACGGGAGGCTCCTTTGGAAATCCAAACGCACCTCGTGAGGAAAGTCCCAACGGTTGTTTGTTATATGATTGGGCAGGTGAGGGTGCCGTGAGCGGCATTTTACTACCATCATGTCTTTTCCCCAAACTAGGGGCTTCAATGTGGGGCACTCCATCTCAATTCCCACCAGACTATGAAACTCCTCCTGGCGGGCAGGTTCCGAGTATTCAAGACTCTCCGTGCTTTAGGACAATGTTAAAAGCAAGTGCTGGTCTTTTGTACGGATTTTATGTTATCACGGGTAAAATTTTATCAGCGTTGGAAGCGTTACAGATACCAATAGACAATTTTTGTGATACAATCATTTTAAAATGCAATGCACTTATTGAGCAAGCATCGGATTATGAAAACAATCAAGATGTAGAAGTTTGTCCGTGCTATGTGCCAAAAATTGAAGCAATTTTACGGGTGTTTGAAGAGAAGAAAAAAATATATCAAAACTTATACGATTTTATTGCTTATATTTTTAGAGAGGAAGTCGTTGGTTGTGTTGGAGGAATTATTGGTCCTGAGCCAAGATGTAATGCGGTATCAACAGGTAAATTATCAACAGGAGTGCAATCTCCGTTTAGTGCAAGAACTATAGGATCACTTACAACAGCAAAGAGAGCGATTCGAGAATATGTCGGTGAACGAGACTTAATTAACATAGTTGACAATTCTTTAAGATTACCAGATACCGTTTATCCTTTGGACGCAGATGCACACATTGAAGGGTATGTGACAAACAGACCAAATAGTAATAAAAATTATAGGTACGTTGGTTTCATGAATGATTTTAATGTTAACTCACAAGACTTAAATGATGTTCAAGAGATCCAAACAGAAGAGCGAACAAATATCACTGACATTTTTTACAATTGGAGTTGGACGGGCGGAGGGCAGTATCCATATCAACCACCGGGTCAAAACTCACAAAACTTTGTCACACCAGAAACTGACGAAGAAGGGGTTATTAACCCAGGTCCAATAAAGGGTCCATTCTGGGATGGTGCCACTCCGTTTACTCCGAGCGATTTTAATATTTTTGTTGCACAATCCGGAGATTCATTCATTAACGCTGTGTCACCACCACTAGAATTTGATTTTGAAATCGACACAAACTCCTTGGTAATTTATTTTAATGAAAGCAATTATCACACGAGAATTACCACGGAGGACGCAAATAGTGTTGGAATGACGAATAAAATATATTTGAAACATCCAAATGAGGATTCATCAAACTTTATTGCAAAAGTTCCAGATAAGGACCAAGGATTAACAATCGTTGGATTGAAAATTAAAGAGAGTGTAAATACTCCGACTGAGGATCCTTCAATTCTTAGTGTCAACTCATCTAAACGAGGTGCAAATAGAATAGCATATGAGTTTTCTGGCGTCTCTACATCGTATGGAATTTCCGGTCCAACTGCGACAAATTTTGCTCCTGTTGTTTTTGTAGACCATATAAATAAGACAGTTAGGTATATGAACAACTTGCTGTTACACCGTTACAAATAATAACCGGGGAAAAGAATGGGCGTTGAAGATAATTCATTTCAAATAGAAGAACTAAATTCGAATACCTCATTCTTTGAGTGGGCATCGAAAACGAACACAGAGATAATTAACAAACTTAATCGTCTCAGAGTTTATGATGGTATTTCAGGTGACGGTATAAATGTCGTTGTTGGTTCAACGGCAGACAGTGTTGGTATTGGTGGAGCCGGAGTCTCTGCTGGTGATATGATGGTTGAACTTGCCGATGTTATTAATAAAGGACTTACATTCAACGGTGATATTTCCATTAACGGAACTTTAAATTATGATTTTCAGCAAGCATTTACTGGAGTTAGCACACTTAATACCAGTTTCACTGGAAACTCTGAAATCAAAATTGGTGATGTTGTTCGTTTTGATGCCGACCGGGGTGAGGGTGCTGGATTAACCTTAGCAAAAGCAAATTCAGCGACATCGGCAGAAGTTTTGGGTATTGTCATAGGTGATACCGAAGCCGAAGGACTTTCAATTGCTACACATGGTTTTGTTAATTTGCAAGGAAGAAAAGACCTTGATGCAAACTTCGGTCTTACCGCTGGTTGTGTTCACTTCTTGAGTGCAGACACTGGAGGTCAATTAACCACAGACGAAACAACTGTTGTCGGAACAGTTTCAAAACCAGTGTTGATCGCTACTGGAACAACCGCTGGTGTTCTGTTTAATTTTAGAGGACAATTTCTTAGCGGAACGGGTGGAACAGGTGCAGCACAGGGTGATAACAATGCGATGTTTATCACTGGTGTTGGTGGCACTTTCACTCGTGGAAAAGTTGTTTCATTCAACAACGGATCGTTTGAAATCACGAACGGGACAAATGCACAATCAATGGGATCTGTGTTAGGTGTTATCACAGAGGACAACGCTTCCGGTTTACCTTCTGGTGTTGTGAAAATTGTAACTAACGGATTTGTTGTCAAGTCACCAGTAAGTTTAGCGGGACCATTATTCGTTAATGCCAATGGTGATTTAGTTACGACTGATCCTGGCTCAAACTCATCTGTTATTGGAGTTGGCGTTATCATTGGTGGTGATTATGGATTGGTGATTCACCCAACAAATGGGGGAGTTGTTGGAGCCGCTGCGGGATCTGGAACAAACTTTACACCACCCGCACAGTATTCAAGAAACACACCACCAAACTTGTTTGGAAATACGGGTGCAACTGGAAACGCTTCATACGTTAACGACAACCTGATTGCAAACGGATCACTTACCATTTGGCAACGAGGAATTGGTATTGATGGGGCTCATGCGGCAACGGGACCAACATACTTCGCAGATAGGTGGGTTCGTTTAGATAGTTATGGAAATACTGGTTATTCCACATCAATTGAAAGAAAAGATTTTGCAAACACCCAAACACTCGTTGAGGGCAATCCTTTGTATTTTGCTAGACTTTCAAATGTTGCTCACGGAGTGACAAACTCAGCAATACAATTCTCACACATTGAAAATAGAGTTGAGGGTGCAGATTCATTCCGTGGAGAAAATTTAACTCTCTCTTTCTATGCTAGGAGAGTTGGTGGTGACGCTGGTGCAACATGTGAGGCATTCATTAAGCAAAATTATAACGGCCTAACCAATGAAACAAAAACAAGTGTTGGAACGTTTGAACTAGGAACAGATTTTACTAAGTATGTCACAGTGTTTAATGTCCCAGAGATGGAATCTGCTCCAACAGGAACAACGAACTACTTCGCAGTCGGCATAGATGTAA